GCTCTCAAATGACGATGCAGAAACTGTGTCGTTGCCATGTCCAGAGTTTTGGATACTGGAGCGTAAGAGGGGGATCTGCAATGATCAAGGATAAGCGGGGAACGGGTCCTGTTGTTCACAGGAAGTGGGACGGTCGGTTGAAACCGATGTCCTACGCAGCCATTATAGCTGCACTCGTGCTCGAAGCCAACTTTGATCTGGTGACGAAGATAGGGTACACAGTCAGGATTTTTCCGACTAGTATGCCCGACAAGACTCGCCAAGCTTGCCCACCTGCACCTATATTGGTGCCGAAAGCAAGTGCCGTTCGATCTCAATTCTGAGATTGGCGGTTCGAGGGACCTTTGAAACCTCGATAAACCATAGGAGTATATCTCTAGCATGCCCGGACGTACTTGGAACGATAATAAGTCAGTGTCAACCACAAGTCGGGAGACCAATTTCTTAACTGGTCAACAAACCGAGTGGCATAACACTGTCCCTATCTACCAACACGAGGGTAGCAAAGAGTGGCTCCGTACACAGGACTGGAGACAAGTTCGAAAGAACTGGCGGGATGGCACCGGCGTACTGCCGATGAACCGCTTCTCGTACACGAATGTGCATGAGGAACTCTCCGGTACTCGAAGTCACACCATCAAGTGGATTAGACCTGAGGATGGAGTAACAATCAGGGATGATCGCTACGATGATGACTTCTACGGAACAAATACACGTTCCGGTGGTGGTTTAGCGCCGTCTGCCCGTGATCAAGCTGTCGCTGATGGAGTCGCTCGCAACAAGGTGCTGGTCAGTATGAAAGACCAGAAAACCAATGTTGTGCAGATGGCTGCTGAGCGGAAGCAAACGGGAGTACTCTTTGAAACTACTGTTAAAAGAGTAGTCGGTACAGTTGTCCTTCTTCGGCAGGGTAACTGGAACGGAGCGGCACGTAACGTTGGGATGCCTACTAGTGCCCGAAAGCACAGGAAGCACCTTAAGCGTCACGCAAAGGATGCGGAAAAAGCAACAGCGTCCGCATGGCTTGAGCTACAGTATGGCTGGATTCCTCTACTCTCTGACGTTTACGGGTCTGCTGAGCTAATTGCTCAAAAGGCCGCACGCGAAAGAAAAGAGAGGGTTACTAAATCCCACTCCGTGATGTTGCGAAAAGCTGAACAGTATCCAGACCCATCAGGGTCAGGGCTGTACAGTATAACGTTGACTCAGCGGACGGAGTATACTGTGAAATACACAGTGTACTATGCCACCCCAAGCGATGAATTACACACGCTCAGTCAGGTAGGGATTACCAACCCCGCCTTGATTGCATGGGAGCTCATGCCCTGGTCGTTCGTAGTGGACTGGTTTTTACCGATCGGCAACTTCATTTCGACTTTTGACGCCACTTTGGGTCTCGAGTTTCAGTGCGGTTGCAAAACGACGGTGGACGACCGATATGTCCTTACTACGCACGTAGGTCACGACGTGATTTCGCCTAACGGTGCCAGTGTTCAACGGTATACCGACAGTAGTAAGTCGGTTTGGCGGAAAGTTAGTCTGCTGAGAGAGCCCTTGTTAGGCTTTCCTAGTAGCCGCTTCCCGTCATTTAAGAACCCGGTGAGCCCTGTCCATATGGCTAATCTAGTCGCGCTTCTATCAACGACGTTTCGTCGAAGATAGCCACGTTCTATTTCCAGAAGGGAAACAAAATATGGGCGCTTTAGCCCCTGTAGTTCTGTCCAAGGGTGCACGCCGTTGTGCTACTGAAAGCGCGACGAACCTTGATTCAGTGACTTACAACCCAGTGGGATTCATCCTACCAGGTGTTGCAAAATGGGTTGACCGTACGGGAGGAATCCCGCTCGGTTACCCCAGCATGACCCTGTCAGTTCGGCAGCCTTCTAAGGCTAGCCGTGTCTGTCGGGTTCAGGCGAAGATCGTCACTCCGACAATGGAAGCACTCGGAACCGAGACGGCAAGCGGGGTGTTACCCGCACCGACCAAGGCTTACGAGTGCATCGCCAACGTCGAGTTCGTTTTACCGGAGCGTAGTACGACTGCGCAGAGGACCGAACTTTTGGCCCTCACGTTGTCGGCTCTGGCCACACTGGTGTCTGCATCAGATTCGGATCCGTTTGCTTATACGGTTTCGCCCCTGGTGCCGGCAGTAGTGGACTTCGATCCGCCTTACGGCTGATCGTTGAAACGAACTTAAACCCCTAGTTAGGGAAAGGAGTGATTACGATGAGTCATGAGACCACTCGTAAGAAGGAGTTTTTAAACTCCTTCCGTTCGTACCGCGTACCTGAGAAGATGACTTACCAGGCGATTTCACAGTACTACTCTTCCCTTAATTCTCCAAGGGCACTGACGTGTCACCTCCTTTTAAAGTACAAGGAGTATGACCAGTTAGTTAACCTAGAGTGTGATCCGGCGAATTACAACGATGTAGCCGGGTTTCGGGATGCCTATCAGGCCACAAAGTTTATGTCGAAAAACAGGTTCCTTAGCCTGTCTATTGATAGACGACAAGTGGCGCTAGACAAGTTCGACCAAATGGAAGAACTGTGTAGGCAAACGAATAAGCGATTCCAGCACCCTGAGTCGGACCAGCTTCTCAACTGGTCTAACGCGTCGTTGCATGCTGCAATGATACGAAAAATCTCACAGGTGTTAGGGCCTTTTTCCGCAGAGTCGGTATTTGGATCAGCCAATTGGGGCCCTGGCGTCACAACCCTGTTGAAGGGTGAAAACGTCAGTGCAACCAATAAATTCCAACATGAAGTTGGAATAACGCGAGATCTGTATGCCCTTTTGTTTCAGGTTCCGATACCGTACCGCTTTTCGGTATTCGCTGAGGCATACCCGAGATGGCAGGAGTTGCTGGAGAATAACCCAGCGTTTCCGACCTTCGTGGCGGGCAATGTAGTAATCACCGTACCCAAGAACTCTAAGACTGATAGGGTCATAGCCGTTGAGCCAGGGCTAAATCTCTGGTTGCAAAAAGGCGTGGGCCAACTCATCAAACGAAGACTTGGGTTCCAGGGCATCGACTTAACTCGTCAAAGCAGGAACCAGCGATTAGCCCGTGAAGGGAGTATTTATCCCAACGCGCAAGCTACCGTTGACTTCTCGTCGGCGAGCGATAGTATCGCCATTGAATTAGTCAGATCGTTATTACCTCCTGATTGGTTTAATGTTCTTGATACGTGTCGGAGCCATTTCGGCGTTTCAGAC